AACCGGTTGTGTTGGGGAATTCGTGTGGGGGCCTTGTAATCAAATAGTCAACATTACAAATGATCGTGAGTTGACTGATATTTTTGGTGAGCCGAACGATACCAACTATGAACATTTCTTTTCAGCTTGGAATTTCTTGCAATACGGAAACAATCTCTTGCTTGTTAGAGCAATTTCTGAGGCGACTGCAAAGAACGCTGGCCTTGAAATCGCAGATGCAACTGCCGGTGGAACCACGACAACGAGCGCTTTGATTCTAAATGATGAGGCCGCCGATGACTACGTACCTTCATTTGGTGCTGACGCAAAACTTCAGTTTTTTGCAAAGTATCCCGGCACTCGCGGAAATGATATCAAGATTGCAGTTGCGAATTCAACCGACTTTGCTACTGCTGACGTTGTTACCGGAACCTCTTTTGTTAACGTCTTTGACTACACCCCTGAGTCTGATCAAGCAGCTGTTGTTGTTCTCGTCGATGACGTTATTGAAGAACAGTACATTGTTTCTCTGACTGAGGGGTCTAAAGACTTCGAAGGAAATAACAACTACATTCAGGAGTATGTTAATCGTCGAAGCTCTTGGGTTTTGGTCTACGATGATTCAACCAATTCCGATGATCCAGATTCAATTGAGGCTACTGCGCTTACCGGTGCTGTCGGCGCATCGCCTTCGACGAGTGAGATCACGACTGGATACTCTCTGTTTGAGAACGATGACGAGATCGACGTTAACATGATAATTGACGGCGGGAATACTACTGCAGTGGTTCAACAGTACATTATCGACAATGTAGTTGAAACACGGAAAGACTGTGTTGCCTATTTAAATGTTGATAAATCGTCCGTTGTTGGTGTCGCAAATGTTTCTACAGCGGTTTCAAACTGTGTTACATATAAGACGTCTACTTTAGCTCGAAGCACTTCATATGCAGCTCTCTATGGAAACTGGAAGCAACAGTATGATAATTACAATGACAAATATCGATGGATTCCATTGAGTGGTGACATAGCCGGTATTACTGCCGCGACACACTATAATCGTGATCCTTGGATTGCACCGGGCGGCTATAATCGTGGGATAATTAAAAATGTTGTCAAATTGGCCTTCAACCCGAATCGTGGTCATCGTGACACGCTCTACAAGAATTTTATAAATCCTGTTTCTAAAGACACCGGCGCGGGATTTGTTGTCATGGGCCAAAAGACTCTGATATCTTCTCCAAGTACTTTCTCTCGACTGGATGTTCGCTGGTTGTTCGTTGTCATAGAAAAAGCGATTGCAACGGCAGCAAAGTATTTCATCATGGAGAAGAACACGACTTTTACCCGCCGACAGCTTGTAAATATCATTACCCCGTATCTTCGAGACGTTCAAGGCCGTGAGGGTATTGAAGACTTTTATGTCCAGATTGATGAGGTTAATAATACGGATGAAGTTAAAGCACGCAACGAGATGAGAGCAGATATCTACATCAAACCGACGCTTAGCGCCGAGTTCATCCTACTCTACTTCTCAAATGTCAAGGGTTCTGTGTCTTTTGAAGAAGTTATTAAGAAAAACGTATAAGGAAATTAATCAATGCGTACTAAACAGTTTAATTTTAAAGACATGTCTGAAGCTCTTAAAGATCATCAAGAGAAATTGAGAGCGGACGCTGAAAATAAAGAAGTCGAAGCCATCGCTGAAAAAGTCGATATTTTCAGCACGCTAAAGAGTATTGAGAAAATGGCAAGCGACGCAATTAAAGACGAAGATATGTTAACCGCGGTAACAAAATTACTCGCGATTGCTAAATTGTCAGCGAATACACATAAAGAAATTAAGAAACGTCTTAAAATATAGTTAAGGAGCAAAATAATGAGTATTGAAGCTTTTAAATCAGTATTTACACATGGTGTCAGACCTAATCAGTACCGGATGGAGATTTTCGGTCTACCAGAGAAACTGGCCTATACTTGTAAGGCAACACAGCTGCCAGGAAAAAATATTGGTATCATTGAAGTCCCTTATCTGAATCAAAAGGCAAAAATTGCCGGTGATGCGACTTTCGAGGATCTGACCGTTACTATTCTTCTGGACAACGACTTCTCTGTCCGAAACGAACTGGAATCTTGGATGGAGAACATTAGAGCTAATTCAGATTCGATTGGTGATGATCACGCCCTGTATAAACAAGTCGGTTCGGTCATCCAACTCGATAATCAGAATTCTGAAATTGCTCAGTATGATTTCATTGGTCTCTGGCCTAATTCAATTACTCCATTAGATCTTGGATTTGAAAACAATGACGTGCTTTCGGAATATTCGGTGACGTTTAGTTATGATTACTGGGTTCGCGTGAAATAGAAATTAATGAAATAACTTAAAGTAATTGGGGAAATCGATTTTTTCGATTTCCCCTTTTTATTTTTATCACTCTGAATGAGTAAATATAATAAAAACTAAATGATAAAAGAGACCAATCATTATGGCATCAAAAATCGATGAATTAACGTCTTCATTTTCAGACTTTTTAAGACCAAATCTGTATGCCGTCTATATTTTTCCAAAATCCATAACAACGGGTACTGGGAAAAATGTAATCGGAATGCTATGTCATGAAGCAGTGTTTCCTTTCCACACGTTCACTACTAACAGTTATTGGTACAACAACAAGGAAACGTCTTTCATCAACAAAATAGACTATGATCCAGCAACATTTACTTTCTATGTTGATCGTGATAATGTTCTATTTGACTTCTTCAATAAGTGGAACAAAAATATTTATAATGAAGACCATCAATTTGGTTTCTATGATGACTATATTTCTACAATAGAAATTGAGATCTTTGATAGACGGATGCAGACATCTGCTATTGCCACTCTCGTAGACGCATACCCAATCAACTTCCAGTCATTAGACTTAGGCTACTCACAAAACGATGCGGTAATGACGTTTCAGGTCTCGTTCCAATTCAAGGAAGTACTATATAATTTCTTTAAAGCACCAAAACAAGATCCACGCGAAATCCTCCCAAAAATAAGTAGTTGGAAAGACCTCTTGACTCTTGGTAATGTGCGTCGTGGTGTTAATATGGTCTCCAAGCTAAAAAACTATCGACGCACTATCGAAAACGGAAACGTATATGATATTGCTCGAATTGCTAAAAAGGCATATAATAAAATTAACACGAGCCCTGGTAAATCTATCGGTGGTGTAACAAATATCGTTAAAAAAGCATCAAAATTATTTAAATAGGAGAATGAGTGAATGAATTTACCACAGAATATCAATGTTCTTCCAATCCACTCGGTCAAGTTGAATGTAATGGGAAAGAAAGTAAATTTCAACCCATTTACGGTTCAACAAGAGCGTGGGCTTATTATAGCTATGGAAGAGGAGAATGCTGATAATATCATTAAAAATTATGAAGAGATCTTGAAAGGTTGTCTAAAAGAAGACATCGATTGGAATAATTTGTCGATGATCGACTATCTGACTTTAGTTTTGGCTATTAGATCAAAGAGTAAAGGCGAGAATATTGACCTCACGAAGAAATCATGTGATTCGTGTCAAAAGAATTTTGACTTTTCAGTTAGTATTGATGATTCGATGACTTTCACAAATGCCGATTGTCTGAAAGAGATTGTTAAAATCACTGACGAATTGTCTTTTGAAATAGCCCCAATGAATTATCGGTTTCTATATGGTTTAGAAGAAGTTAAAACTGAATTGGATATGTATATCCATACTGCCGCACATGCTATCTCTAAAGTATTCTATCAGAATAATATCTATAAGGCCACCCCAGAGGAATTAAAAGAATCTGTTATTGTTAACCTACGCCAAGTCGATCTGGAAAACATATTCAAAACTTATAATAAATTAATAGCAATGCATTTGGAAGTGATCGCAGTCTGCCCCCATTGCGCACATGAAGATAAAATGGTGATTAAAAATTTTTTAGCATGCTGAGAACTGTTGGACATTATAATAGTATGGTAAATTATTATAGGGATATTCATCGATTAAAAGCATGTTCAAACTACAATTTGTTTGAAATCAATTCGATGATACCCTATGAATTTGAAATATATAGTATGCAGGTTTTAAAAGATATTCAAGAACAACAAAAACGTAATCGTTAAGAGAAGATAAAATGGCCGAAAATGAAAACAGGCGAATAATGAGCGAGCTTCAAAATAAAATGGAGGGTCAAGAACTCCATTCTATGGTTGTTGAGATTCGAGATACTCTAATATCAATAAATAAGTCTGATCAGACAATTCAAAAGCTGATGAAGCGGCAAGAAGACGAGGCCATTAAAAAGAAGACAGAAGATGCCCCTGAGACAGCAGAATTCCCAATGCCTGAAGAGTATACCGAACCTCAGACTAAAGAAATTGGTGCTCTACGGAAAGTTTTTAATGATTCATTTGCTTCGATTAAAGATACATTCACCCCAGGTGGACTGTTTAAATCATTTGGTTTGTTGAGTGGTTCACCGATTTTTATGCTTATTGGTGATAAGCTTGATTCATTGCTTTCAAGCTATAAAGAAGCGAGGGTCGAAACGAGAGAAGCCAGAGAACAACAAGTTCAGGCTCAAGAAAAAGCCACCGAAAATGACTTTTTGCGTGAACAGAATCGAGACGAAGAGCTTGAGCTTATGCAGCAACAGAACGAGTTGCTCCAAGATATTAAAGATAAAGAATTCTCTATTTCTGATGAAAATAAAAAATCATTCTTCGATATGATCAAGACACCACTGGCATTTTTAAGTAGAGTCCTCCCCGCAAGTATTCTAAAAGTGTTTTCTGGTGGAGTCCTTGGTAAAATGCTTGGTAGATCATTAGGTATTGGTGGCGTTGCAGCTAAGACCGGTGTTAAAGGTGTTGGGCGAGCTGGTCGGGTTGCCCCGAAAGCCGGTCGCCTTTTAGGTGGAGCTGGCAAATTATTAAAGGGTGGTGCGAGAATCTTAGGGAAAGCTGCGTTGCCGTTAGCTCTCGTGTCTGGTGGATTTGATTTTTTCCAAGGGTTTCGAAAATCATTAGAGATAACTGGGCGCGAAGACTTGGCGAGTAAAATACAAGCGGGGATGTCTGAGGTTGTATCTGGACTTACTTTTGGTATTATCGATGCTAAAGCCGTTTCAGGTACTATCGATAAATTTAAAGAGAAGGCAATCGAATTCTTCAAGCATCCAATTGATACTATAAAAAAATTGATCAATACCGAAAAAATATTTGAGAGTGTTACCAAATTTCTTTCAAAAATTTCATTTGGTCTATTTACACCAGAACAAATAAAAGAAACCTTCACGTCTTTAAAGGATAAAGTAGTTAATTTCTTTACGGCACCTGGAGAGCTCTTGAAAGATTTAATCGATGGAGAGAATATCGGCGAGAGTATTCTTAAAGCCATCTCTTCTCTGACTTTCGGTATTATAAGTAGAGATAACATCAAAAACGTTGTGGGATTTTTCAAAGACCACGTTAGCAAAATTTTCATGACCCCGATTAATTGGATTAAAGAACAGGTTACCGATATTGGTTCGTTTTGGTTCAATCAAATAAGTGGTGCCATTAACAGTGCGAAAGAAAATATTACTTCATTCTTTTCAAACGTATGGTCATCGATAAAAGAGAATATGCTATCAATCGATTTTATTGGACTCTTTGAACAGATAAAATTGCCTGTCGATAAATTAAAGGACAAGGTCACTGAGTTTAAAGAACTCATAATAGGTAAAATACAGGGTCTCTTAAATCTCATAGTTGACCCGTTTAAAGCTATTGGGAAAATGTTTGAGAATCTCCCAGGATTTTCTGATTTAGGTGGTATGCTTTTTGGGCCATCATTAGCAGCCGACGGCGTAACGCCAGATGTAATGACGTTCGATGATTTAAGACCGTCACATCGGGCGAATGAAAATTTGCAGACAATTGAGCGTGAAATAGTTCGAACTAAAGAAATTGAGCGACAAAAAGAGATGATCCGTGAAAAGAAGATAGCAGACCAGACCGTCAATAATAATGTTGTCCAGTCAACACAAAATAATATATTGGTCCAAGAGGACATGAACACGCGGACCGATGATCGAGAATGGCTAAAACATTCTCAGTTTTAATAGGAAGAAATTATGTTATCTAAAGATCATTTTTATTTTGGAATGTTTCGGAAATATATCGTAGCGTTTTCGCACATTATCTCTGATATACATGTTCTGAGAACAAATGAAAATAATCAAATCGTCAAAGACATCACGGTACCAATCACCTACGCGTCAAAATCGAAATTGTTCTATTATCTACAGCGAAATAGTAATGTTGGGACGCGTAGTCGAATAATGCTCCCACGGATATCTTTTATTATCAACTCTATGGCGTATGACGTCAGTCGAAAACTCAGTAATTTAAATGAATGCTTTATTGGTACCGGATCAAATACCGAGTCTTTCCAATACGTGGGCATTCCATATAATTTTACCGTCGATTTGAATATATGGTCCGTCTACATGGACGACCTCTTACAGATCATCGAGCAGCTGGCGACGTTTTTCAAACCTGACTATTCAATGACTGTAAACGAAATCGAGGAATTCGGCGTCACTAAAAATATCCCCGTTATCTTACAGGGCATTGACTTTGATATCGAGAACGAATTCGAAGAAGAGGATCGGCTTGTTCGGGCTAATGCCACTTTTGAAATAAAGGGTTACTTATATCCGTCGGTAAGCGAACAGTCAGTTATTCATAAAATCAATATTGCCATGAGGGATCTCGATAGTGGTGAGACACATGAAACTATTAAAATTGACTGGGACGATATCAATCAGACAATTAATACGGAAATCGTTTCCGGCCAAGCATTTTATGAATTCAATTCAGTAGTAAATATTAATACAAGCACTGTTTCAACAGGAGACGTTTCATAAAACAGGACTAAACCATGAAGAATAAAAACATAAACAATATATTAAATATGACCGATGACTTAGAAGAGAAGATCGCTGAAGAAATCGAGATTGTGCCTGAAGATTGCACATTCGACGAAAAGAATCCTGAAAAAGATATTGCAGAGGACTATAAATTTATTCGAAATAAATTAAGATATTCGATTGCAGCATGTGAGGCCGTTTTTGCACACGCTCTTAGGGATTTGGCGGCAAACCCAACACCAAGGGTGGTTGAAGGGTGTTCTACTATTCTGAAGACGATAACAGAGTGTACAAGCCAGTTATTCGATGTGCATGGGAAATACCAAAAGATGATACCGGTTAAAGATAATGATGTTAGTACAGATGATGGTAAAGGCATCAAGACCAGTGTTAATGAAATTATCAGTGCATTTAGTCAAGAAGAGGAAGAATAGATTTAGAATATCTTCTATTAAATAGAAAATGGGCAATCTAAATATTTAGATTGCCCATTTTTGTTAGAAAAGTTTCTTGGTTGAAATCGAATCAATCATTAACTGGGCAATATCTCGGGCAATATCTTCTTCGATAGATATGTCTCCATGTAGCATGTTTAACTCTGTTAAATTACCCGTGCCCATATTAATTTTCACGGACTTCTTAAACAAAACCTCATTGTCTTGGTTTTTGAATGTTATTTCAAGTTTCATTTTTTCTCCTTTTTGTTAAAATTTAATATTTCCTCTATTATGTGAACAAATAATCGAATATGATGATTACTCCTTGTCATTAAAAGGGAATATCATCTTCTTCACTGTCTCCACCCTTCTCATCAAAACTAAAATCATCGTCATCCATGTCAAAATCAAAATCATCATCATCGAGATTCTCAAATTCATCAGTTTCGGGGGTTTCATCTGCTACTTCAGCCGACGGGGACTCATCTGTTACATCTTCTGTATCAGATGTAGTATCATCTGTATCTTCAAAAACAATGTCGTCAGCGTCGTCTGACGTGTCCTGTGTGTCTGTCTGGGTATCAGTAGTAACTTCAGTGGCAACATGATTAACGTCATCACTTGATCCACTGAAAAACTCGGCAACGTCAGAACCACCGAATGCAATAAAGTCCTTCTTTAACTGTGTATACGGCTTGAACTTTTTAGGATCGACGAATTCAGATAAATCAATGAGGCCGTTGAAAATAGCTTCCATCTTTTTTTCTGTGTCGGCAATCGGCGTTGATCCCCCATAGAATTCGCTCTTGTCGTAGTTGATCCAGCCACTGACTTTACGACGAACGAGCTTGAAATTTACTCCGTCAATAAAGTCATGAACCATGACGGGATCGTCGAGTTCGCTATCAGGGGCCAGTTTTCCCTTGATCTTTTCAAAGATCTTAGCACCGAATTCAAACAAGAACTGTTTCCCGTTGTTCTCCGGTTTCGCCAGGTCGTTGATAACCAAAATGTTCGCGATATAAGACTTTTTACGCGAATATTTTGAAGCGATGGCTTTACTTTCTTCTGTACCCTCATCCCAAAAAGGCTGAGCAAATTCATCGGCCGGGCAGGGCTGTCCAATTGTCGTAGGACAGTCACAGAAAAACCACTTGTTGCTGGCATTTTTAATACCATGCTTGAATTTCATGACGAAGGGCTCTCTGTCGAGATCTTTCTGTGGCATGAAACGTATAACGGCGTCTGCGTTCCCGTTTGCGTCCGGTGTTGGTTTCCAAAAGCGGTCGTCAATATATGACGGCTTTTTATCGGTCATCTTCTTGACTGATTTGGAAATGTTCTTCCTGTTTTTCATAAATTGTTTAAAATCCAATTTTAACACTCCTATTGTTTTGTTTTTATAATTTATCGTGACTTTAACTTATCATCAAAAGACGAATATGCAATACTCTCCTGCATTATTCTTTTGAATGTCTTAAAATTTACGTCTATCTAATTGATCTCGATTGGCATCATAATATTTTTCCAACTGCTCTTCATCCGAAAAATCGCAAATACCCATACAATATTCTCCTTTCATTTATAAATTTCTCATACAATAAATATAACATGATGAAACCATTATGTCAAAAAGATTTGCATCTATTGCCAGACCGTCATATCACCGCTAATGCGTTCATTCTCACAGACAACCGCCATATAGTAAAGTTCGGAATTCCCGTAAACATGGGCGCGACCGAAAACACGTGACCGACCCCGCACAGTCGCGTGACCGTGCACGCGAGCCTCACCACTGACGCGAGCATTGTCATAGACAATAGCATTCCCGTGAATTTCCGCCCTTTGGGCAATTTCGGCTTCACTTGAGATTACACAATCACCATAGACCATAGCAAAGTCCGAAATTAAGGCGTTCCCTCGCACAATCGCATTCTCAAAAACTTCAGCATAATCTTTAACTATAACAGTCCCATATAGTCGTGCGTTACCATGTACTTTAGCGTCATCAATTACTTGGGCATGATCGTAGATCCAACAAAGGCCATCATGTGACAGATTTTCTTCTTGTTGGATCAGGCCACCAATATCCCCAGCTTTCACATTACTGAAGTCTCTTAAGGCTTTGATTCGTAGGTATGGTCCTTCGTTGATGGTTTGTTTCGTATTTTCTACCCATTCTTATTTCTCCTATGTTTGTAAATTTGATGGATTTCTTAAAAATGTTTTTAAATCCGAGTATATCTATCACTCAAAATCTGAGTATCGCCGTAAACCCGAGCATTCCCAGAAACATTTGCATTCTCATAAACCCAAGCGTTCCCATAAACCCAAGCGTGTCCATAAACCCGAGCATTTCCATAAACCCGAGCATTCTCAGAAACAAAAGCATTCTCATAAACCCAAGCGTTCTCAGAAACCCAAGCATTCCCATAAACTCGAGCATCCCCAGAAACCCAAGCATTCTCATAGACAAAAGCATTCTCATAGACAAAAGCATCCCCAGAAACAAAAGCATTCCCATAAACCCGAGCATTCCCAGAAACATTTGCATTCTCAGAAACAAAAGCATTCCCATAAACCCGAGCATCCACAGAAACCCAAGCATTCCCATAAACTCGAGCGTTCCCAGAAACTTTAGCTTCATCAAGCACCCAACAGTTGCCCCCATGGGAAAGGTTGCTTTCCTTTTCTATTAGACCACCAATATCTCCAGCTTTCACATCACCAAAGTCTTTAAGTGCCCGAATGCGAAACCTGCGACCTTCTTTAATCATTTCATATTTCTTCATTTTTACTCTCCTTATTTAAATATTTGATACTATTCTTGAAGACATTCTTCATATCGAAATTGAAATATTTATATACTATATTGTGATATTTATCAAAAATCATGCGGTATACTTTATATTTCTCTTCTTCGACAATATTCAGATTGTCGATATTGATCTTGTCGCCGATCCCCCACACTAAATGTAAAGCAAGGAGGGTGTGAACACTGATTTTCTTCCTGTCGAAAATCTTAAAGACGAGTGGGATTCCTTTTTTAGAAAATAGAATTTCACGCATCGATTTTTTATTTTTCACTGCCAAATGATAAATGCGCAGGAAATCGAGTTCGAGGGTATCCTTTAGCGTAATTAGTTCACGTTCGTACTTTTTAAACAGTTGAAATTCATCGTCAATGATATCGAAGACGTAGAAATTCTGATTCCGTAGAAAATAATAGGAAAATAGTCTGATCAGCTTCTTGTTGTCGTATAGCTTGTCGAGCTTATAGAATGCCAGCGAATCGGGCCGATTGACCATCTCATCATTCCATTTTTTCAGAAATATACTCGTCTTAGCTAAAGGATTTTTAGAAATATCATACTTCTTACTTCTAAAATGCATGTACTTGACTACATTATAGATATGATATGATCGAAATCCTGAATCCATTGTAAAACCTAATCAGTTTTAAATGTTCGTATTTTCGCTAAATCCTCAGCATAACCATATAAATGTAGCCCCTTAGACTCGACTATCATCTCTCCGTCTTCAACTCCAATTGAATCGGCCATGTACTCTTTTAACGTTTGGATTCCGGCCAAATTTGCTGGGAGGCCAGCCCACAGATCCCATGATCTGAAATAGACGAAGAAGTGCAGCTTCCCGTCTTGAATCCGAGTGTCGATAGAACGTAGACACGGTGGATCGTAGAGAAGTAAATCACCCGGTTGCGCTATTTGGAGAACGAGCTGATTGTTTCGATGACCATGATTTTTATACATGTAGATGATATACTCTATTTGATTGAGAAAAGCATCTTTACTGTTCTTAACATTGACGGCCTGACCATTTTTATCTGAATTGATATCAAATTCATGGACGATTTTAGAATCGTCGATATTCATTCTCTCTATTAGAATATTTCTATCGATGTTAGCGCCGGTTAACCGCTGACCGTATGTATACGATTCACCGGGTTCGACGATATTAGTCATCAGATATTGAATATACTGTGTCATGTATTCTTCTGTGACCGGTGGTGGAATATCAACAGTAGGTGGTATTTCCGGAATGATCGGTCTCGCACCAGGATTCTTGATATGACCAATAAAATAGTCATATTCCAATCGTGTCTGGCCAGAATACGATCCGCGATCTATCACAAAACGACGTCCGTGGTCCAAAACGTTATATATCGCTTGAAACCAAAGGTCTGGTATATCTCGCGCTTCTATAATTATTTTATTTAACATGGTATTTCCTCGAACAACATTGTTTGCAATAATTTATTGTCTCGTTCTGGTTTAGATGGTGCCATCAATTCTGATACCCCATAGCATTGCCCGTTTGCAATCATTCCAGCAGATGAGACTATATCATCGCTACAACCAATTGACAAGACAAAATTCTTCAGGTTAATAAAATCCGGAAAAATATACATTGCCGGTGAATGATTTTTACTCTCAATCACTACATACTTTGGGTCGCCCATTTTTGGCCTCCACTTTTTGAAAAATTAGACTTAGTTTGTCAAAATAGCCCATGTCTAAATTTGGTTTATGTCGATTTGCATTCCTATCGGCTATTCTCAATAAAACCAAATCTCCCCAAGACACACCATTTAATTTTTTAGAATTGTTGTGGCATCTTTTTCGGTGAATGACTCAGTCTCAATATATTGATGCCATCGAATCAATATTGTGACCTCGCAAATTATTTCGTCGGGGAATTCTAATCGCTGTAATATTTCACCGGCAATTTTTGCACCGGTAACCTCATGTCTCCTAAAAGAACCATCACTGTTCAGCTTATATGCTAAGGGTTTTCCAATGTCATGGAGAAATGCCGCCAGCTTAAGGATAGGTCTATCGGCTTCAACATATTTACAGCAATCACACATGTGCTCAAAGACGGTTTCATTATGCTTTCGACCGCCGGTATGGTTATATGTCTCCAATACTTCTGGAATAATCAAATCCATCAGTTTAGTATTAACCAAGCCCATGAAAAATTTCCAAGAGCATGGGTTTGACATTGCCAAAAGTATCTCATCACGAACATTTTCTTTAGATAGTG